CCGCTCAATGATGCTTTTAAAATTGAATGTTTTTGAGAGGGACGGTTCTGTGCTAATGCTACTACTTCATGGTCCTGGGGTTCTAGGACTGTGTCATGCAATAATAAGGTGCTAAATTCCACCATGCAGTTATCCCGAAATATGTCGGGTTTTGGTTCAGTCTTCCTTAAATTAGTAATACGGCCACGAACACATTGTCGTTCAGATGCTGCATTATTCACCGGTGCATAAGCTTCATGCACAAAAGGTGACATGAAGGCTGTAAGTTTCGGTTTTGCATCTTGATTGAAAGTTTGTGGTTCATATTGATAGACGCGAACGCCTAATTCAACAGGAAAGACTACAGGGCGTTTGTGGGGTGTCGCAGTTCGGTGAAACTCTGTCAAAATGACAGCGGACTTACGATCCTCTTTTCCCAACCAACTACTCACTGTGGGTAACATTAAATTTGTTGTTGATAATCTTGCAACACTCGCAATTGCTTCGTCCAAATCGGAGTCAATAGTTGCGCATAAATATGTGTTTGGTTTCCCGGTAGTTATTTGGTGCTTAGCACGCGTTTGAATTTCAAAGCGTACATATGGTCCAGCACTTGTTTCTACTATGGGATTGAAACGATGTAGGCATTTTCCTTTCAATAAGAATACTGCCAAAAATGCGTTCCACCATGGAAAGATTTTTAACGGAGTTAGCAGGATTAATTGGCGGTTCTCTGTAACTTGTTTACGCTCTACAGCATATGTAATTACCTTTGGTATGAAGGAGTACATAAAATCTAGGGCGATTAATGAGTCACCAGAATAATCCCATATGGGATGCAAATAAGAACCTCCACCTGCGACTAATGTTTTCAATTGACCATATTGGTCAAAACAAATTGATGTATCATCAGTTGTAGAAGCTGCGGTCTCTGGTACTACTGTATAAATCAGTGTGGTTTTAGCATTTGTTGCCAACAAACGTGGCATATCCAAATAGTAATCCACATCGCAAATGTAATTTACATCACGGTCGCGAGGTTTGTCATAACGATTTTCTACATTTGTATCCTTTGACCACCACCATTGACGTGAACCTCTGAAACCTTTCCGTTGATCGCTTTTGGACATGCCAATGGAGTACAACGTTGTCCCCATATAGGAACAAAACCGTCTTGAAAACGTGGTTGCAGATGTGCGTGCAGCAGCGGCTGATGGATGAGTGTGACCTACTGTAGGACGTACAGGGTCAACAGTACACTGGGAGAAAGCATCTCTCGCAAGGTCCGGTGAAAAAGGCGGAAGCGAGGAGAAATACTCACATAACCATGACAAACTACCTCGGATGTCACGGTTCTTCGAAACAATAATACTCACGGCGAGAATTGGCAAAACAAAGC